GCGAATTTTATTAACTGCTGGCAACCTGATGGCACGACACTAACATTTAGTGACGACGGTGGCGGCGCTACTGTTGTGAACAAGCTTCCAACGTGGGTCTAGATAACCCGGTCAACTGTGACTGGTAAGAGTTAATAGCGTGACAATCTTTGATACTTCAATCAATACACTATTTGCCGATGACAATCTTGCTGTCGATGCAATTTATACGCCTATTGTCGGAGCGCCGGTTAGTGTTAGATGTATAAGAACTATTGAAGACGAGCAGACTTTTCAATTCAGCGGTGGTCAGGTTGTGAATAAAATAAAAGCAGATGTCAGAGTTTCTGATGTCACAACCATTTCTGCTGGCGATTCTTTAACGATAGGATCGACAACATACAAGATAACTAATCCGCAGATGAGGGATATTGGGCAGCTTATCTGGTCCATGGAATTGCTTGACTGATGGCTACAAGTGTCCGTGAACAGATACTCGCTGCATTTTATACAGTGATATCTACAGACTTACCTGTTGCTATATCAGGATGCGGAGTTGAGCGTAACAGAAGCCGTCCAGTTCCAGAATCAAGCAATGCTTATATTCTTTTATTCGACGGGCCGCAATTCATAATAAGCGATGAAACATGCACAACAAGATATTCATTATCTGTTGATGTAGAAGGTTATGTGCGTGCCGCAACTGATGCGCTGCTTGGGCCTGCAATAAACAACCTATACGCAGAAACGGTCTATTCTGCATTGTCCGATTACACGCTTGGTGGGTTATCAATCGATGTACAGGAAGGTGATTTACAGGATGTATATATTGATGATGAGGCGAGTACACCAACAGGAGCATTCGCTATGACTTTTACTATTCAGTATTCAACAGCGGGCGGCGACCCGTTTACACTCGGAGTATGAAATGGAAGAAACGCCAGCACATCGCTATGTAAGGCCGTCACCTCGCAAATGCGAGACAACTTATAACGTCGCTGAAAATGCCGAAAAAGAAAAGGCAAAGAAAGCGAAAGACACAGAGATAAAGGAGTAAACCATGGCTACTTTGCGTTGGCGTAATGCGGCTGTTCTTTTTAAAGAGGAAAGCGTAGAAGACACTCCAGAGACGCCGAGCGCGTCAACGGATGCTGTGAAGGTTGAAAATCTGGCTGTTAATTTCAACCCGCAGCAAATCCAGACTAATGAGGCTACAGGATCACTGGATTCCAGTGGGCCTATTCCTGTTGGACTTCAGACCACTATCAGCTTTGATGTTCTCCTGAAGGGTTCCGGCGCTGCCGGTACACCGCCTGAGTGCAACGAAATGCTTAAGGCATGCGGATGGGCTGAGACTATTACAGCGAGTGCTATTCCTGCTTCACCTGAAGCGGCAACTGCTGGCTCTGCTACATCTGTCACGCTGGGAGCGTCTTTCACAGCAACAGCACAACTGTATAGAGGCATGCCACTAAGTCTGACGGTTAACCCGACAGCAGCAACGCCGTTCATTTCTGATTATACGGTTGGAAAGTTGGCTACACTGACTGACACATTCTCGCCGGTACTTGATGGAACTACATTATGTCAGATCCCCGCTAATGTGCTTTACACACCGGCATCTGACAGCATCCCATCCGGTACGCTGGAAATTTATGTTGACGGAATCAAGTACATCTTTGCGGGTAGCCGTGGCGCTCCAGTGTTCAATGTGGCCACTCAAAACGTGGGCCGGATTAGCTTCAATTTTAACGGGCGCTTTGTTAGTCAAACAGACGTAGCCGTACCAGCAACAACGTATGATTCAACCCGTCCGCCTGCATTCAAGAATGCAGTCATGAATCTGGATCGTGTTTGCGTTGCCCTTCAAAACTTCAGTGTCGACACTGGAAACTCACTGGTCAACCTGCCTGATCCTTGTGCTGCTCAAGGGTGGGGGCCAGCTCAGATTACCGAGCGCAACATGACAGGAAGCATGGACCCCAATAAAACACTGGTGGCGACCCGTGACGTTATCACCGCAATGGATGCCGGTACGTCTGTAATCATTCACGCAAGATGGGGTGAGGTTACTGGTAACAAGGTGGCCATCACTGTCCCATCAGCACTTTATACTGGCGTGTCTTTGGGTGACAGGTCAGGTATCGTCACAGAGGAACTGACATTCTTCCCGTCCGGTGAGGACAGCGGCGCGTTCATTTGTTTCTATTGAGATGATACCACTATCCAACAAGGAAACAGTCCGCGTCCCGGTAGACGGAGTTACCTACCTGGTTGCCGTTCCAACACTGCTTACACGGGCATCATACCGGCGCGAGGTAGCGGCGCTTGGTGCCGTTTATCATTCCGACGAAAAGCTATTGAACGTCCTGCGCGATGGCGTGCGCGAATGCGTTGCAGGCGATCAGGTAGGCACGCTGATAGAAATCATCAACAGTTATGAAATTGAGAGTAAGAAAGTAGCAGATCTTGGTGATGAAGCGAATGAGGCTGAAAAGGAATCGCTCGCTGATCTACGCAATAGAATGGATGAGATCGAGCAGTTCATGACAAGGGAATATGACCCCTACAATCGAATGGCTGCCGATCGAGGGTACTGGTTATCGATAGCACCGATTATTGCTTTTAGACATTTTGTCAAAGGATGGGAAGGCGAAACGGACGTGCAATACAAGGAGCGTGGTGGCCAGGTCTGTGAATCTCTGATGGATCACTTGCCACCTGAGCACATAGATGTAGTCGGGTGGAAATCGATCATGCTGATGTCTCCGACCGGAGGGCAGGAAAAAAACTCCGAATCGCAGTCACAGTAAGCAACCGACCACAAGACTTTGACTGCGGTAGACATCCTCCAGATCATGGGCCTGGCTGGGATATCGGCGGCACTATTTATCCTGAAAACCCTGCCCTCGACTTGCCGATTGAATATCACGATGTAGCGAGACTATGGCGTGCCTATCAGGGCGGCGGTATGGGCATCGGCTATCTGCCTGATAGTGGCGGGTTGAATGACCAGTGCAGCTGGTTGATAGAGGCTTTCGGCATTATGTCTGTATATGAAAGGAAGTTAAAAAGGCCATGAGCTGGCAGGTGTCATTAGCGTTACGCGGAAACCTTCAGGCATTCCTGGATGCAGAGGTTAAAGCAGGAAGGTCAGCTGTAACCACGATAATAAGGCGGAGGACAACAAATCTAAAAAACAATTTGAGGCGTCAAATAGTCCGCGCTGGGCTTGGTATACGTCTAGGCAAGACGATTCAAGGCAATACATTTCCTAAGCGTGGGTCGAGCCTTAATGCTGCCGGTCTCGTATACAGCAAAGCATTATATAAAAGACCTGGTGGCGTAGTTGACCTGATAACAGTGTTTAATCAGGAAAACCTGCTATTCGCTAAACGCGGGCGCAAATGGATTCCTATACCTAATCCGGCTGTTGTAGGAACAGGCACCGGGACAAAACATAATCCTGTTAGCAAAAGCCCATCCGACCCGGAATTCAAAGGAAAATTATTTTTCAGAAGAACATCAAAAGCTAATGTTGCAATATTGGCATTAAAAAGCGATCCAAAAAAAGTGGCTTTTTGGCTTGTGAAAACTGGCAAACTGCATAAGCGGCTTGATCTCGATAAGGCATATAACAAAGCAATTTCCGGATTGGATGAAGCTGTGGCTAAACAATGGGAGACTAACAGCGAAAAGGCAAAACAACGCTTTAACGTAGATATCTGACATGGCAACCAAGACAACAAAACTAGAAATTCGCAGCAGCGGCGGTAAAGAGGTTGAAGGCGAATTAAATAAACTCGGCACAACAGGCTTATCCGCTGGAAAGAAAATAGAGAAGGGTGGGAAGCAGGCGAGCAAAGGTCTAAAAGCTGTTGATGTTGCGGTATCAGAAACTAACAAAAGCATGCGGCGGCTTGCCAGTAGCATTGGCCCTGTAGGTGCGGGACTTTCAAAACTTGGAGCGCTGGGCCTTGCCGCTGCCGGTGGTGCTGCTGCTGCCGGTGGGCTTTTTGCTCTGACAAAGATCGCTGCGGAGTCTGCTAATGCCTTATTGGATCAGGCTACAGCCATCGGGATCAATGTCGAGGCTTTGCAGGAATGGCAATTTGTAGCAGAACAATCAGGTGTATCCGCCGATGTATTCGGCGGATTGATGCTTAAACTTTCAAAACGAATCGGTGATATAACAACAAGCGGCAGCGGCCCATTAATTGGATTCCTAGAAAAATTCGATAAAAGTCTGCTCGATTCACTCCGATCGACAACTGATTTTGATCAGCAGTTAACCCTGCTTGTCAACAAGCTGGGCGATCTATCAACTGCGTCCGAGAAAGCATCCTTTGCAGATGCGCTCTTTAGCGAAAGCGGAAGGGAGGTTGGACTTGTTGCCTTACAGGGTGCAAAGCGGATTGAGGAACTCCGGCAGCGGATTCGTGATCTCGGTGGTGTTATCTCTGAAGATGCAACGAAAAACGCCAAGGAACTGAC